ATATTTAGGAAAAGACTTTGGTCAATTTCGTAAAAATTTAATAGATTTTACGAAACAATATTTTCCTAATGATTATAATGATTTTAATGAATCATCACCCGGTATGTTATTTATGGAAATGTCTGCATATGTAGGAGATGTTTTAAGTTACTATGCAGATAACAATCTTAAAGAGTCGTTATTAGAACAAGCATCTGAAAGAAAAAATATATATGATTTAGCTCGATCATTGGGGTATAAATCAAAAAATGCTATACCAGCATATACAGATCTTAATGTATTTCAATTAGTACCATCAACTGGTAGTGGAGTTAATAATTCTCCAGACTTTTCTTATGCATTATCAATTAAACCTGGAATGCAAGTTAAGGAAGATGGAGGTTCTGCAGAGTTTAGAACATTAGATTCTATAGATTTTAGTTTTAGCTCATCAATTAACCCAACCGAAGTTACTGTTTATGAAAGTGATGAAGTAACAAATCAACCAACATATTATTTATTAAAAAAGACAGCAAAAGTAGTATCTGGAGATGTAAAAACTGCTACTTTTACATTTACATCACCAAAACAATATGATAAAATAGTTTTAGATGAAACTAATGTTATTGATATTATATCTTGTCAAGAGTCTGATGGCGATAATTGGTATCATGTTGAATATTTAGCACAAGATACAATATTTAGAGATGTGCCTAATTTATTAGAAAATGATCCTGACTTTGCTCAATATAGAAGTTCTAGTCCTAGTTTATTAAAATTATTAAAAACTTCTAAACGATTTATTACTAGATTACGAAGTGATAAAAAAATGGAAATACAATTCGGAGCAGGTATATCAGATAATAATGATGAAGAAATTATACCAAATCCAGATAATGTTGGTAATGGTATTGCTGCATTCCGTAGACCTATAGATGTTGATATAGATCCATCTAATTTTTTATATACTAGAGCATATGGACAAGCTCCAGCAAATACGACATTAACTATTACATATACAGTAGGAGGAGGAGTTGCAGATAATGTAGCTTCGTCTGTATTAACAAAAGTTGAAAATATAGAATTTGATGATGATCCTAATGCTACAACTAGTGCTGCAATGGTAAATTTTGTTAAATCTAGTATAAGTACAACTAATGAATCACCTGCTCGTGGTGGTAAATCTGCAGATACGTTACAAGATATAAAAAATAATGCATTATCTAATTTTGCTACTCAAAATAGATTAGTTACTAAAGATGATTATATTATTAGATGTTATTCAATGCCGGCTAAATTTGGAAGCGTTGCAAAAGCATATATAGTTCCAGATGATCAATTATCACAAAATCAAATGGAAACAACAAGAATTCCAAATCCATTAGCTATGAATTTATATGTATTAGGTGTTGATAATAATAATAATTTAACAACTTTAAATGATGCAATAAAAACTAATTTAAAAAATTACCTAGATTATTATAGAATACTAACTGATGCAGTTAATATATTAAATGCATTTGTTGTTAATATTGGAATTGAATTTGAAATAACAGTTAATTCAAATTATAATAGTAATGAAGTTTTATTACTTTGTATTAATAAATTAAAAGAATATTTTTCAATTGATAAATGGCAGATTAATCAACCAATTATTATGTCAGACGTAATGAATATATTAGGAAACGTAGATGGAGTTCAATCCGTTGTTGATTTAGACTTTAAAAATCTATTTAATACAGCTGATAATTATTCTGGAAATGTATATGATTTAGAAAGTGCTACAAAACAAGGAATTATTTATCCTCCATTAGATCCTGCAATATTTGAAATTAAATTTTTAAATAAAGATATAAAAGGTAGGGTAGTAAGTGTTTAATTTAATATTTATTTAAAAAGACTAAAATTATGTTTAAAATAATATATCCATCCGCTGATTCTACATTATATGAAGCAAAACCTACGTATAATACTGGTATAGATGAAATACTAGAAGTAGGGAAACATTTAACAGTTGCTGTTACATCTAGCTATGCGTTATCTAGATCATTAATAAAATTTGATATGAATGATGTAAATACAGCACTTACAAAATATGACAAAACAGTAAATGATTGTAAATTTATGTTACAATTATATACTACTCATGCAAAAAATTTACCTTCATCATTTACTATTGATGCGAATGTAGTTGGACAGGATTGGACTAATGGTACTGGATTTTTAAATGTTGATACTGCAATAATAGATGGATGTTCTTGGAATCAACCAAAGTCTGGTTCATATTCTTGGGTTTCTAGTAGTCAAGATATTAATATGCCAGCTGGTAGTACATTATATATTTCTGGATCTGGTAAAGGTGGTAGTTGGTTATATGAATCTGGATCTGCAAATCAAAGTGGTAGTGTTACATTATATTCACAATCGTTTGATGATTCTAATTTAAATGATACTTCAGTAAGACCTACTGATATTAATATCGACGTAACAAATGCTGTTAAACTATGGATATCCGGAAGTGGTGGTTATACAGTTCCTAATTATGGATTTATTTTAAAATATTCTGACGACAATGAATCAGATGCAGCTGTTGGAGGATATGTTAGATTTTTTAGTAGAGATACTCATACTATATATGTTCCTAGATTATTAATGTATTTTGATAAATCTAGTTTTAGTACTGGTAGTTTAGACCCAATTGATTCTGATTCATTTGCAATTTATACTAAATTAAAAAAATCATATAAAGATGAAGAGGTAACAAAAATTAGATTATATGGTAGAGATAAATATCCGCAGAAATCTCCCACTAATACATTTCCTATGCAAACTATTAAGTATATTCCTAGTAGCTCGTTATACTCAGTATTAGACGCCGCTACAGATGAAGTTATAGTGCCATATGACTCTACTTATACAAAGGTTAGTTGTGATAGTACCAGTAATTTTATTTATCTTGATATGTCAGGACTAATGCCAGAAAGATATTATAAATTAGAATTTAAAATAGTCGATGGATTTCTAGAAGAATACATTAACGATAAATTATTCTTTAAAGTTACAAGATAATACTTCATAATTTTTTAGTTTAATATTTATAGATATATGATTCAAACTAATCAAATTAACATATTAAAATTATTACCAAAACAATCATTTCCGGGTGGTGTTGGATATCAAAGTAGTGACCCAGAAGATGCCGATGGAACAGAAGGCTATACTCAAGGAGCTTATGCTCTTCCAGATGGCACTCCATATTCTGGTGTTTGGCATATGCACAATAATGGTGTTGTAACAACTGGGGCAGCAAGTTCACATACAGATATATCACAAGAAACGGTATTAACATTTATTGGCAATAGTCAAGTAACTACTCCGCCTGGTACTATTCAAGGAGAAACTGTTGGAGAAAATTCAATAAGTGATGCTAAACCATCAGAAGGAAATCCAGATTCAGATCCTCCAACTACTGGAACTTCAATTGATGATTTCACTACTAATTATTTTGCAAATATACAGAGTCAAATTGCAAATGATCCAAACTTAGCTTCATTTGCAGCATTAGAAAAAGCTAATATTAAATTACCAACTGATATTTTAATGACTCCAGAAAAACTTCCAGAAGTTATAGCTGCAGCTCAAGCCCCACCACAACCTACTGCAGAACAATTTCAAACATTTACAAAATATAATAGCAATGGCATTTTTTATAAATCAAATTTATCAGCTGTTATGAAACGAGATAATAAAGGATCTGTTATATTAAATATAGGAAATAATAATGGCAGCTAAACCAAATACTCAACAGCCAGAACAAGTAGCTCAAAATGAACAAGCAGAAAAAGATATACAAGTATATCAAAATGCTGGAATTCCTGCTAATAATGAAGATTCTATAATTTTTGAACAATTACGAAGAAATTACACAAACAGATCAATTGTTAAAAATATTGATACTGCCTTTAAATATTTTTCATTTCCTCCAAGCACTACATTAAATATGTCTGATTTTGCTTTACCAGACTTCAATATAAACATTAATGATTTTGGAACAGATCCAGTTTCTGGATTTTATAAAATACCTGCAGAAGCAGATGGAGATTATGGAGCAAATGAATATAAAACAATAAATTTATCATATAATTCGTCTTGGAATGTAGATCCTGGAAACCCACAAGGTCAGGCTGGTCATAGAGATTTGCCATTTAGTCAACCATTATCTGGACCTGCATTAGCAGATGCTCCAGCTTTTGTATTTACTCCAGAAATTATACAATTATTATCTGAATCTAATAAAACAGTAAAATTTACTGTTAGAATTGTGACAAATCAACAAAAAGCTGATGTTGCTGGACCAAATGATTTAAATGGAGATCCATCTAGAAGAAATGTTGGATATGATTTGATATTAAAACGTCATATGCCAACTAAATGGAGAGATAATGCAAAAATTGGAGCAGATGGAAATTATATATATAGAAATTCAACTGGAGTTAGAGCATATATGACGTCTGAAACTCATAGAGCAAATACAGGTCATACTGGAGATAATTCAGATATGTGGCCAAATGTAGAGTTAAAATATATCGTAGATCCTAGGGCTATAGAAGAATATGATGCATGGTCAGCAAAACTAAAAGCCGGAGGGGCGAGTTGGTATTTAAGATCGAGTTGTTGGTGGAAAATTGAATTAATTGATGATCCAGGCTTTGGTATTAGTAATAACACAGTAAGATCAAGAAGATATGGAAAACAAACAGATACTCCAATAACGCGCGATCAATTATTA